GTGGTGGACCAACTCTGGCCGAACTTTGAGAAAGCGGTTAGCGAAGCGGGATTGCCGATCGAGCAACTCGGGACCGAGTTGGTGCTTGGTGGATGGTCGTTGAAGAACGGCCGGATGATGGCCACGGCGTATGCGAAGAGTGACAGCCGGCGCCCTTGCGTTGTCCAGCCGATCGGGGGGCAGATGGCGTCGCCGGGCGAACCGCTCCAGGCCGCGACCCCTAGCATGGCCCAGGTGGATCTGCTGGCCCATGCGCGTCTCCAGGTCAGCTACCTCAATGGGCAATTGGGCCGGAAAGTAGCAGGAGGTCGACTGCTAGTTGGGTTTCTGCAGAAGGGGCAAGCCCTGCTCAAGGATCTAGGAGAGATCTAGGTCGCGGGAGTCAAATACGCTAGGGGCTGAAATCGAAGTTCAGGTCTGGCCCTAAGGCAGAAGGCCAAAGCAGACCAAGGTCGTCCGTGGATTTGGGATGTTTATCGAGGGCAGGGTGGATGTCCGCTTCTGGCCGGAAGCGGACATTGGGCGGCGACCGGCCCGGTGATGGCATCCGCCTTCGACCCAAAGCGGGCATCGTTCTCGACACACCTGAGTTGATCCGTACTCCAAAGCCTGTTTCCGCTACCCCTTGTAGTGCTCGACGTAGAGCCCCAAAGCTGCCAACGACGCATACACGGCGGACCCAGCGTTGGTCGCGTACAAGGCAAAGGGAACCGGAGGATCGCAGGGAACTGTTGCGATGAACCACGGAGCTGAGCTCGTCAAGCTCGTCCTAGGTGATGTGAGGAATCCTAGCTCCCTACGCATACCTAGCGCCTCGCGGACGTACGCCTTGTTCCAGCCGCCAGTCTTGCACGAGACCCCAAGAAGTAACTCCGTAAATGCGGGATAGCGACGGGTCTTAATCGGACGATATACACCGACGTCAATCTCGTGACGGTCAGCCGCTTTGACCACCGTCGTGCCTTTCCAGCTATGGCTTAGTGTGGTGACCTGCACTGAAATCCTAATCTCGAGCTTCTCAGTAGACGTAGATCCACTGATGTAATCGTGATCCGGATGGTTTGCTTTGCATGGAGATCCTCCAAACGTCAGGACGCCTGCCATCTTGGGGGTACACGTGAGCTTGTAGCCCGCACTATCGATGATTCGCAGAAGCCTAAGCAGCACCCGAAGTTCGTAAGCCTTTCCTTTCGCGTAGGGAGACCCGCTCGCCTTAGCACGCGAAATGGCTGCTTTCACAGCGTTGAGGATTGCTAACTTACTGATCGTCACAGTCGCGGTCCTCGTGGCGCGTGTTCCTCGCGAGGGTCGTCCGGTGGCAGATATCGAGCGATATAGGCCTCAAGATCTGCCTGCTCGTGATCCGTCAAACGCTGGGGTGATACAGTTGGTAGATGTGACCGGATTGAGCGAACTCGGCGACCTTCTGGTGTCTCAACAGTGTAATGAACGTCCTCCAGTCCGGTGAGACCTTGGACCAGCTTCCCGATCTCACCCAAGGTTTGCGAGAGGGCGTCTTGGGTCGTCACAGGTCTAAAATCGAGAACCGCCGCAAGTGCGGCTGCAGCTTGTGCATTCGTGTCGTCCTCGTAATCAGACATCGCCTGAACAATCGCGGAGCGAAGCGATCTAACAATTTGTGGATCAAGCTCAGACGCAAGGGCTAGCGCCTTCCCTATCTCCCTAATTACCTCTTCACCACCTTGATCTTCTGCCATTCACAACTCCACAGCTGTAGACATTAACGGGCCGCGCGGGATGAACCGCCCGGATTCTCTAAATTCAATTGCCGAAGGTTGCCGTTGGCAATGTTCCTTAAGAGTAAGGCACAGTGCGGTTTGGTTCCATAAGCGGATCGCGCTGGCTGTATCCCGAAGTGTGCGATGACGCCGAAGCTGGATAGTGTCGCTGAATTGGACCATCAGGCACTTAGGTCTGAGCCCTGATACAGATTGATGATATGACTCCAAGTCGCGTACGGGCTGCGAAGAGCACCGGCTACTTTGGTCCGCTTCTGACCGAAAGCGGACATTCGTTTAACCAAGGGTGAAGGAAACTTTTAGGGCCAGGATGGACTTCAACTCTCTCGTTCGCTCGCTTCTATCCGATGCGAAGATGCGCCGTAACAAGCCTCTGCGAGACTAGTGCGCGAGCCAGGTCGCTGACATTGCTCCATGGCCTATGACGTGCCCCGCACCCGCTGGTCAAATGGAACCGCCCTCGGCACCATGGGCACGACCATCTAAGGAGTTCTTCATGCTCTACCAAGATAAGTACGTCGCCTTCATCGACATGCTCGGGTTCTCCGCACTTGTCCAAGAGTCGGCAGCCGACATGAGCAAGCTTGATGAAATAGCAGAGGCCATCGACAGACTAAAGAACACAGCGTGCTGCAACCCAGCAACAGGACTTTTGTTCACTTACTTCAGCGACTGCATCGTCATATCAAGCAGCCGCTCTCCTGCTGGCCTTGCCGACATCCTGAGCTGCATCAGAATGTTGGCCGAGAACCTGCTAGTGGTTGATATATTGATACGTGGAGGGCTCACAGTTGGAAGCATTCATCATGATTCTCAGATGATCTTCGGACCGGCGATGCTGGACGCCTATCGCATGGAATGTAAGGAAGCACGCAATCCCATGGTGCTCGTGAGCGAAGAGGTGCGATCGGATGCTCGCGCTGCGGGGTTAAGCAACCTGTTGACGTGGGATGACGAAGAGCCAGACCGCCACTATGTCCACTATCTGATCTCGTACAGCGCTTATGACTCTAATCCAAGGGCGGGCGTCGTGATTCTCGATAGCCAGGCCGCTCTCATCCGGCATTTCATCGCCAAGAGGCTGCTAGGCGCTCCGGGTAAGATCCTGGATAAAGCCGAGTGGATGGAACGATATTGGAACGAGAAGGTGGCGACAGGTGGAATTCTCGGACGTGTTGACAGGGTCGCAGACCTTGTTAGGCCCAATGCGCGACCATTTCGCAGCAGACTCGCCGTTCTAGCACCGCAACCGGGCGCCACTAGTGTGGACTAGCGAATCAGGCAAGCAGCTGCCGATTCCTTGCAAAGATTCAATTCAATTGGCCATACGGAAGCACGTGCAATCCCTGATGGCAGTCGGGACCACCATCTCCCCATTGCCAGCCGCGTCTGAACCAGCGCCCGGAACGCTTCAGCGGAAGGGGCTGGTCCCTTCCGCTGGTGCCTGCCCTGGTTGCACCGGCTATGCGCGGCCACCACGTTCCCGGACACGTCTCTGCCCCCGTCCTGTTGGGCCACCAGGTGCTCGGCGGTGCATTGAAAGGCTCGGGCCTTACTGGCCTTCAGCCCGAGCTCTGAGGGTGCAGTGAGCCACATCGGCAGGCCGCAATAGAAGCAACGGCCCGATTGGGCGTAGAAGGCAGAAGTGCGAAGGGATCTGCGGCGTTTGGCGGTCATGGATGGCTCCGGAATCGAAGGATTCCCGTGCCCCCATTGGGTGGACCTCGGGCACCCGGAGCCTATTGGCTATGCGGGCACAACACCGGCGCTTTATAGCGACTGGCTAAGGCGTTATAGCTCAGCGCTTGAGCCGCTACAAGGCCCAGATGCCGACCAGAACGGGAGGGAGTCACCGACGCCCAGTTAAGGTCAAAGCTTGGTCAGGGGGCGAGCGACGCGCTTGAGCAGGTGGAGCGGGGCGTGGCGCGTCACCCAGGGAAGTCGCGGTGTTGTAGTCCTGCTCAACCCGCTGAACTGTTCGCACGTTCAGGCCCGAGATCTCGTCTAATTGTTCTTGCGACCAATGTCGCGACTGGCGGAACTGGGAAGTGCAGGCGACAAGCTCTGACCGATCAGGTGCGCAGTTGGGAACTCAAGGGCGAGCTGGATGTGGAGCCAGAAATCGAGGGCGTCTTAGGTGCGGATCCAGGAATCAAGGGCATCTTTGGGGGAGATCTGGAAATCGCGGGCGTCCTTGTGGGGAAATACGGGCGGACAGCTGTGGGATCTGGGGCGTTTCCGTTGTGGCAGTCAGCGGAGCCGACGAACGAGGACCAGCGGTGACCGAAGCGCCTGATACCATTTCGCATAATGTATACAACGTGTGCCTTATCGAAGCTCGGCACAGCCGCTTCCGCCTTGTGGGGAAGGGCGAAACCTACAGCCAGGCATAGCGCCATCGCTGTGGCGGCGAGCTTGCGCCATACCGCTTTTTCCTCGCGGCTTACCGCTCGCGCTTCTCCGACGATTCCCAGGACACGGGCCAGCGGGAGGCCGGTCAGGCCCGCCAAAGTTGCGCACATCACGGTATCCGGCAGCGAATAGCCTGATTTCCAGTTCGCAATCGTTCCGCGCGATACCCCGAGCTGCCGCGCAAATTCCGCGTCACTACTGACGTTCAGCGCTTTCCGCGCTGCATCGATGAGGTCTGTAACCGTCTGCATCGTTCAACCCTGTTGACACCCGTGTTCAACCCCTTTATACATTGCTCCGCGTTCAACGGCGTTGAGCGCCCCTCCGCCGGCACCCCAAGGCCGGTCGGGGGGTCCCCTTGGGGCTTGGGGAGGGGTAGGGCACATGGATGCACTTGTTCTCGCTGTGCTGCTGGGGTGTATCGCAGCCGTGTCGTTGGGGTTAGCCAAATTCGTGACGTGGTGTGTTGACCTGCGTGCGCTCTCCGCTGGTCGCACTGCACGCGAAAGCCAGTTTGTTGCTCAGGCGGTCGTCGACCTTCGCCGCATGGAAATCGAAGCCACCAAGCGCGGCAACCTGCTCGCCGCTGCCGAACTCGCTGAAGAGCAGGAGCGCGCCGCATGAGCAGGTTTCCTTCATTCGCCGAACTGGCGGAGTTCGATATGGGTCTTGCGGGGTGCGCCGCGCTCGTCGCCGTTTGTCTGGGAGTGGCATTGCTCTCCATCGTGATTGAGCAGGCGTGGCTGGCACTTCGTCACTGGTTCAAGCGGCGGAAGGGCAATGTCCGATGAACAGTCATTTCCCCAACAGTCCGTGCTACCTGTGCGGGGGCAGCCTACAGATCCTCCGGGCGACGGATGCGACGCTGAACTGCTGCACCAGCTGCGGTACGTTGATTACCAAGCGCAGGGATACGCCGAGCTACTCCAGCGCATTCCCTGGCAGCAGTTCTGGACGCTCACGTTCAAGCTCAGCAAGACCAGTCGAACAGGCGGCATGCACGAGGAAGCGGCTGATAAAGCGTTCCGCTACTTCGTTAGTTGCCTCAACCGCAGCATCTACGGTCCCAAGTGGGCATCGCGCTGGCACGGCGGCATTCAGTGGGCGCGCGGGCAGGAGTTCCACCGCGATGGCCGCCTCCATTTCCACGCCGTTGCAGCTGCACCTACCGATGACCTCAACCGCCTCGCCAGTCGTTACGAGTGGCACGAATGGTGGTACCGGGAGTTCGGTCGCAATCGCATCGAAGCGCCGCGCAGCCAGGCAGACATTACCGGCTACGTAAGCAAGTACGTCACGAAAGGGGGCGTGGTCGATTTCTCGCGGAACTTCGGGGCATGGAACCCGCCGCCCATCGACTACACCCACCGCCCAGAGCAAGACGCCTTGATCGCAGGCGACAGCAACATGCGATCCGACCGACCAGGGCGACACCTGGTCACCGGGCGGACTGATGCAAGCATCGCGCAACGGGGCAACAAGCGGTCCACCACGTCTCCCTGCGGGGGGGTAGGGGGGGACTTAGCTTGACCCCACAGTACCGCCCGAAATTTGCCAACGACGAAACGACAACGCCAACCAAACAGACCAAGGAATCGAACCCATGAACGCTCCGAAGATCACAATCAATACCGCCGTCGAAACCCGCACCGTGACCACCAGCAAGGGCATGCAGAAACCGATCTACAGCCAGCGTGCAACGCTCGAAACCGAGGCCATGCGCATCCAGATCGAAGTCGAAGTCGATGGCCTGGACAAGGGCTATCCGGTTGGCGCGGTGAAGGAATGGGACCTGACCACGGACCTGGTACCGGGCCGTTTCGGTGTCGAACTCGCTCGCCGCATGACCCTGGTTGACCCGGCAGGCGCCAAGCCGCAGCCGGCTAACAAGGCGGCCTGATCATGTCCGGCCCGGCACCCCTCTACGTGGTCGGTTGCGCTGCTGAGAACGTGCAGCAGGACGGCACGTGTTCGGTGCCGGTCTGGATGCCATACCACCAGCCAATTCTGCCTCCCCTGGATTTGGCCGATGGAACCCTCGTTGCAGGAGCGATTGTTCTGTCCTGGGCGATTGGGTTGAAGGCGCGCCTCGTATTCCGCGCTGCGCGTATAGGGGTCTACTGATGACGAGGAAACCGCAATGAAGCACATGAACACCCTGCGCCGTTTTGGCGCCTCCACCTTCACCAAGATCGGCGCCGGTGCCGGTGCCCTGGTTGCATCGGGTGCAGCCCTGGCCTCGGGCAGCACCTCGCCCGGCGCTGCCATCGCTGCCGAGGTCTCCAAGGGCAACGCAGACATGGCAATCGTGATCGGCGCGATCGCCTTGCTGCTGGGCATCCTGGTGGTGTGGGCCTTCACCAAGCGCGCTGCCAAGGGTTGATCGGGGCGCAAGTTCACTCACGGGGGTGCGCGGAAACGCTCGCCCCCTTTTTGTTAGGGAGAAGTGTCATGGGGTACTTCGTAATTGTGGCCTTCTGCGGTGCATGCTGGATCGCATTCGAGGGCGTGTGATGATCAGGTTGCTATCGGCGCTTCTTCTGGCTGGTCTGTTCACGCTGTCAACGCCGGTATTCGCGCATCAGGTTACTCAGTGTCAGGGAAACGCAGGCGTCGCGCCTTGCGACCAGGGTGAAGCGTTCTCAGCCCTTCAAATCATCATCAAAGATCACTGCGCCGCAGTGTCGCCGGGTGCAACGCCCAGCAAGGTTAGGACGACGCACAATGAGTCCGGAAGAAGCTATTTCTCCGAGTTCAACTGCGTTAACCCCACTGGTGGGCTAGTTGGCGTTGATCAAGGGCACTCCACGCGCTATATCGGCACATGCCAATCTCGCGGCTCCAAGTCAACGCCGTTTTTCCCGCCCTCGGGTTCGGTCGGTTGTAACCGTGGCTGCGAAGTTAGCTATCGCGACAACGGCGATGACACCACGACATACTCGCCTAATGGCAAGGTTTGTGATGACAAGCCGGACTGCGCGGCGCAGGGCAAGAACATGGTTTGGAATGGCATGCTTCGTGTGTGTCAGCCCGTTGAACCGGAGTGCCCTCAGGGCAAGGTAAAAGTTGGTAATGCATGCACGGATGAGAAGCCTTGCCCAGATGGCATGGCGCTCGTGGCTGGCTCCTGTAAGAAGAAGGACGAAGAGTGCCCTGCTGGCATGATCCGCAGCCCGCTAGGCAGCTGCATTCCTGGTGACGGTCAGTGCGCCAAGGGTGAGGTGCGCGGGCCTGATGGCACCTGCAAGAAGGACAAGAACAACGACGGCCAGCCGGATACGGACGATCCTGAGAGCTTCTCCGGTGGCGACACATGCGAGTCTCCCCCGTCCTGTAGTGGGTCGCCCATTATGTGTGGTCAGGCACGGATTCAGTGGCGAATTGACTGCAACACCCGGCGCAACAACAACATCAGCGGCGGCCATTGCTCCCAATCCGGCATGCCTACCTGCACGGGCGAGAAGTGCAATGCGATGGAGTACACGCAACTGCTGATGCAGTGGCGCTCTGCGTGCGCTGTGGAGAAGCTCGCCTCGAAGCAGGACACGCCTGGACAAGGCGGCACGAACGGGGACGCCAACGGGAATGGTGTGGCCGATGTGCTGGAGGGCAGGGGAGACGTGACGCCGATTGGTGACGGCGCGGCCGACGTTGCCAGCGCCAAGAAGTGGGGTATCGGGCTTTCAACGAGCAATCTCGATACGAGCAACATGTTCGGTGGTGGCGGCACGTGTCCTGAGCCTCCAGCAATCACGATCATGGGCAAGACTGTTAATTCCGCTGATTTTCCGTACTTCTGCCGCATCGCGGCGATCTTACGCGCCTTGATCTTGATCTTCGGCGCATACACCGCAATTCGCATTCTTATGGGAGCGGCCTTCTGATGGGCATGGTTTCTGACTGGATCGTTGACGCAACAACGTCGCTGGTCGGCAAGCTGAAAGACGCTGCGGCTGGCCTGATTGGCAAGGGGCTTGCAACGTTCGGACTGACTACGGTCACGTTCAATGCACTGCTACCCAAACTTAAAGAGTTCGTTATGCAATTTGTCGGCGGCTTGGATGGGCCTGCGATGCAGATGCTCAACTACCTGGGCGTTGGCATTTCGTTCTCAATGATCCTCTCCGCTCTGACGGTCCGCATGGCGTGGAAGGTCTTCATCGTGCCGAAGACTGTCGCTGATCAGCTGGGAGCTGGCTCATGATCTATTGGTATACCGGCCAGCCTGGGCACGGTAAGACGCTCCACGCCATCGAGCGCTTGCTTGAGTTCAAAGACCAGGGGCGCATCGTATACGCGTGCAACATTCGCGAGTTCGACTATGCCAAAACTGGCGTTCTAGAAATGACGCCGGAGCAGTTCCGCGACTGGCCGAACTTCCTTCCTGATGGCGCTGTCGCCCTGGTCGATGAGGCGTATGAGCATGGCATGCTCCCGAAGCGGCCAGCAGGTGCGAAGGTGCCGCAGCACGTGGAGCAACTCGCGAAGCATCGGCATAAGGGCCTGGACTTCATCTTTGTAAGCCAATCCCCCGACAAGCAGTGCGATCAGTTCGTACATGATCTGATTGAGCGTCACGTACATGTGCGTCGTCGCTTCGGAACGAAGTTTGTGCACCTGCGCGAGTTCGACAAGTTCGAGGCACGGGCTGAGAAGGCCACCCCCCTGACGATCAAGCGCAAGACGCTACCCAAGCGTCCGATGGGCATGTACAAGTCCACCGAACTTGACACCACCGAGCGCAAGATTCCCTGGTACTACATCGCGCTTCCGATCTTGATTGTGGCTGCGGTGGTGATGCTGTACGTCGCGTTCGGGCGAATGGATAAGCGCATGAGCGGCGGCGACCTTCCCGCACCAGGTGGTGCCAGTGGCGTCAGCGCTCCGCGCGACGGAGCGTCAGCGACGGCGGGCGGAGCGGTGGCGGCAAAGTCGGCACAACCGCTAAAGGATTACGTCGACAAGTTCCTACCGCGTGTGCCATCTCAGCCCTGGAGCGCACCCGTATATGACGATGCGCTTAGCGTCCCCAGCGAGCCGCCGCGCGTTTTCTGCATGTCGTCGCTCGGTGGCGAGAATGGTCTCGGTGGTCACGACGAACCCAGCTGCAATTGCGTGACGGAGCAGGGTAGCCGTTATGACCTGGACGAACCGACGTGCCGTTACGTCGCGCGACGCGGCCAGTACGAGCCCTATCTGCCTCGGCGTGAGAACAGGCTTGTGGATGGTCAGACGCAGATCAACCGCGCGCTCGATCAGATCGAGCAGCGGGGGCAGGGCGTCGCTGTTGAACGTCAGCCCCGTGCTATGGGCACTTTCCCCGAGTCGCCTCAGCATCAGTCAGGCACTTACCTCACCACGCCACCTGGGGAGAATCGGCTATGACCAGTGGCGGGCGTGAATTGCTCAAATGGCTCGCCCTGGTGCTGATGACCGGCGATCACATCGTGACCGTGTTCGGTCTTGGTCACGTGCCAGGTGTGTCCCAGCTGGGTCGTGTTGCGTTCCCTGTGTTCGCCCTGGTCATGGCTTACAACCTGGCGCAACCTAGCGCCGATGCGGGGAAGTCAGCGCGGCGCCTGGCGCTTTGGGGCATGGTTGCCACTCCCGCGGCTGTGCTGGCATTCGGCCAGCCGTTACCGCTCAATGTGCTGCTGACGTTCGCCGCCGCGGCTGGTTGCATTTGGGCTCTGGAACGGCGTCAGTGGGCGCTTGCTGCGCTCCTGTGTCTCGTTGCTCCGGTTGTCCTGGACTACGCTTGGCCCGGCGTGTGGCTCGTTCTGGCGGCCTGGGCGTGGTTCAAGAATCATGGAAAGCGCATGCACTGGCTGCTTGGCTCCTGGGACTGGCGCCAGCAGCGGCTCTACCTGGTGCTGCCAATATGGGTGTGGGCATGCATGGGCCTTCTCTGCCTGTATAACGGCAACGGCTGGGCGTTGCTAGCCCTGCCTGGCATGGCCTTGGGCGAACTGCCGGCACGCATTCCGCGATCAGGCAGGGCCTTCTACGCGTATTACGTGGGCCACCTCGCGCTTTTGGTCGTGCTTGTGGCTATAGTCGGCGCATGAGTAAATTCTTCGACCTGCATTACTGGTTTGCCCGGTGGATGGACCGGACGTTCAAGCGACGCTAGCCTTGTCGGAGAAATCAAACCTGACAGGGGTAGGGTATGGATATCCGCGCTGGCTTCCTTTTCGCGCTACTTGCATTTGCTTTGCCCGCCGCAGCGCAGCTGCAGTCGGCTACCGGTCCAAGGCCGAAGCCGCTCCCAGCGGCTCCAAAGCCTGCTTACAACTCGATGTCAAAGACCACTACGCCGCTTAATTGTCACGAATTGGCCTGGCCGAACCACCCACATCCGGGCGTAAAGGCGTACTGCGAGCATCTCGAAGCCCGCGTGCTTTCAGATGAGGCGCGCCGGGCCGGTCGCCCTGGTCCTTCAGATAGTGTCGTCGGGCTTCCTTCGCTCGGGTCCGAAGCTTCTAAGCGCTCTGGACTCGCCTGTATCGGCGGCCAGGCCTTCCGAAAGCTCCCCAACGGATGGGAACAGGTTTCTTCGCCCGCAGGCGGCTGGCAGCGCTGCCGCGAGCAGTGACCGGGGTGTAGGGGCAGCGCCCCTACGGAAGCGCCTCACACGCGCTGGCGAGGCATCGGCCCCGGTATCGGCAGGATTGCCGCTGGTGGCTCGGCGTCGGGGCCAGCCATCGCCACCGCCGACCGCTGTTTGCGCTGGCTCACCACATCCCGCAGATTGACGACAGTTGCAGGACGACCCCACGTTACTGCAGGAAGATTGCCGCCACGCTTGGAACTGTCGATCGACGGCGCCGAGCGGGCAGCTTCCATCATCCGACGCCATTCCTGCGCTTGGCAGGCAGTGAGCGACAGCCAGGCTAGGTCCTCAGGCAACAGCTCGCGGCCTTCGGGCGTAATCAGACGGTCGCCCAGGAAAGAAAAACCGGCCCAAGGGCCGGTCAAGTCAATACGGTGGTGCGGGTCGAACTCAATCATGCCGCGATCTCATCCTTGGCCGGGGTCCCAGGTCGCAGGCAAGAGCCGAGCCAGAGGCCCAGCCATTGCCAAGCGGAGCCGACGAACGAGGACCAGCGGTGACCGAAGCGCCTGATACCATTTCGCATAATGTATATTATGTTCTATCTTCCGTGGCTGGCTGGCGCAGTTCTTGCGTCGGCCCCGGGTCCTACTCTGGCATGGAGCCTGATCGTGCGTGATCGGAACCTAACCGGCCCTTGGGCCGGTTTTTCGTTTAAGGGTGGCCGGCTGGTCACGCCCGAAGGTCGCGAACTGGAGCCGCAAGATCTGGCCTGGCTGTCGCTCACCGCTGCCCAAGCTCAGGAATGGCGTCGGATGATGGAGAGCGGCCGCGCGATCGGCAAGCCTCGAAAACCCTTGTCCTTCAACGCGGCCAGCGTGGTGAACCTCTCCGATGCCTTGGCACAGCGCCGGAAAAAGCGGTCATCGGTGGTGATAGCTGGCCCCGACGCCGAGCCCCCGGCAGCAGTCCTGCCGGTACCGGGGCCCAAGCGGCGCCAGCGCGTGTGAGGCGCTTCCGTAGGGGCGCTGCCCCTACACCCCGACGTGATCCGTCACGGTAATCACTTGCAGGCCCGCCAAACCATATCGTCCATGCGTCGGCCAATCTCAAATGGGCGATTGCTGCCATAGGCCCGGAAAACGCGCTCACGCTCCGCGCGTGCCGCCTCGCAGGCGTTGCCGTCCTTGTACTGCGAAATGTGGTGCAGTTGTGCGCCACCACCGCCGTTTCTGTAGACCGGTGCAGCTGGTGCTGGCCGAGGCGTCGGCCGAGAGGCTGCATTCTGCTGACGCAGATCGTCCAGGTGGCGTTGATTGGCGGCCGCGGCTTCGGGCGATACGGGCGCGGGATCGGCCAAGCGAATGTGGACCGTCTCGCCTTTGGCGCAAGGCTGGCTTTGATACTGCGTTCCGGCCTTGTTGACGCACTTGTAAACGAGGTTGACGGGTTCCTCAGCGCCGACACAAAAGCTAAGCGCACCGAGCAGCGTCAATGCTGCAATCCTTGTGATCATGACTTCCCCCTGTAGCTGGGGCGAAGCTTACCGCCTCAGCGCTGACGCTGGCGAGCGCGGGACCGGCTGAAGGCCCGATCCATCCATCGGGCAACCCAGTAATGCAGATCGAAGTATCGGCGCATGGTCATGCCGGGAGTATAAGCGCCAGCAGCCCGAGACACGCCAGATGGCCCACGTAGTAGCCGTAGAACGTCCACCGCCCGCGCGGGACCGGCCACGCCGTGTGGGATAGCCCCACAGCCACCGGAATAGCCACCAGCGCCCACAGATTGCCGTTGAAGGCGCAGAGGGGCGCGAACGCCGCCAAGGTCAACAGCGGCCGCCCTGTGCGGAATCCCAGCCATGCCAGAAGGACGAACCCTACCCCGGCCCACTGGTAGTCCACGAATGCCGGCAGCACCGCCGCAGCGAATGCCAGGACGATCCAGTTCCGCTGGCCGGCCGCGTAGACCGCAGCAGCGCACAGCGCGAAGGTTAGAAGGATGTTCAGTGGCAACCAGTAGCCGAACACCAGCGCGTGCACTGGCTGGGCGATGACACCCCAAAGGGCGAGCCTGCGAACGGACTTGACCACGTCGGCTCCGGGCTGAGCGAGGTTGTAGGCCATTACCAGTGCGAACAGCGGGAAGGCAACCCGCCCCGCTTCGCTGAGTAAAGGCACGTACCCGCCATAGATCACCTTGGCGACGTGATCCCCGGTCATGAGGATCACGGCCAACCACTTCAACAATTCGCGTGCGCTGCTGGTCATAGCTTATTCGACCCCGGCGAAGTGGTCATATAGCTACTGGATGGGTGCGGCGCAGACTCGGGGAAGGTTCCGACAGGGCGCTCTACGTGCTGCATCGCCACCCCGCCCGCTTCCTCGCGGATGCGCCGAGCTTCCTGCTGGTAGTGCGCGGACTGCTGCAGGTCATTCATGCGCCGAGCCTCAGCTTGATTCGTGTCAAGGAACGGCTCGTATTGCCCATTGACCGCGACCATGCGGCACTGCTCCTGATCCATCACATACGTGGTGCCCTGCTCCGTCTTGCAGCTGCATCGGCCAATCTGATGCTCGCCGTTGGCGTCGAGCCCATCGCCGGACGCCATGCAGTAAACGCGCGGCGGCTGGCCGGTAGGAATGGTCAGGCTGTCGTAGGCGGGTGCGGTCCACGGCTGACCTTGAACACGCGGCGTCACCCATGCCACGTAGTCGCTGCTGCGGGAAACCGCCGGGGGTGCGGCTTGCGGCGCGGCTACGACCGTCGCTCCCGCTCCGTTCTCCGCCGCTTGCTGCGCCTCTGCCTTAGGCTGGCCCGTTTCAAGCTCACCCGACAGCTGGGCATGCACGCGATTCACAGACCACCATGCGCCACCAATGACCGCCAGCAGCAATGCAGCAGCGGCCGGGTAGTACCAGGGGATGGCCTTCTCACTGGTGTCCATCACCGTGGACTCATACAGCCCCATGGGGCGCTTGGGCAGCTTGACCCGCTTCAAAATCAGCGGATGGCCCTTCTCCGGATTCTTCTCATAGCGATCGAACGTGCGCAGATGCGCGAACGGCAGGCCGAAGCGACGACGCACATGCACGTGGCGTTCAATGAGGTCCTGCACGAAATCATCGCACTGCCGGTCAGGCGACTGGCTGACGAAGATGAAGTCCAAGCCGCGATGGCGGTGCTTTGCCAACTGTTCGACGTGATGCGGCACATTCGAGCCGGGACGTCGCTTCGGGAGCATTCCATGCTCGTAAGCCTCATCGACCACGCACACAGCGCCATCGGGAAGGAAGTTCGGCCAGTCACAGAACTGCTCCGGCGTCATTGGCAACATGCGCGCCTCATCGTGCTTAAAACCACGCACGTTGCAGACATACACCAAGCGGCCTTCATTGCGGAAGTCAATCGCGTGGTCGATCGCGTGCAGCGTCTTGCCGTGTCCAGGTTGTCCCGTATACCAGTAGATCATTCCTTGGTCACTCCCAACTGTTGAGCCTGCGCCGTAGGCATCGGAATGATCTTGAACATGAAGCGCACCGACACCGCAGAAAGGATCATTGTCATGAACTGATCGAAGCCAACGGCGCCTAGGAAGTTGTTGGCATCCTGCGGCAGCGATCCGACATACGTCGCGATGGTCGTTTTAAGAACTGGCAGCAGCTGGTCGATGGATACAAGCGTAATTCCAGCTGTCGAAAGGGCCTTGGTCACCATGCGCCCGATACCACCAAATAGAACCGTCCAGAAAAGGTTCACGGCACGCGTGATCCAGCCCCAAATGTCTGCACCAAACATGATCAGTCTCCAAAGACAATGCGGTACGAAATGAACATGCCCAGCAGAAGCATCACGGTCTTGATGGACGCAATTAGCGAACACCACCATGTGGTGCCATCCAGTGACACAGCACCGAAGCGACCAAAATCAATGGTTCCCAACTGAGGGCATGAGCCGCCGCCGAAGCCGCTGGTATCGATAAGGTCCTTGTCGAACTTCCACGACCATTTGCCGGGGCCGTCAACATCCTCTGCGCCCTCGTGAGGATTTCCGCTATTACCCTGCCCCTCACCTGGACTACTTCCACAGCGCTGAGCGCGCATCGCTCGCAGCTGGTTTGCCTGAACGGTATCGCCTTCAACGCTGAAAGCAGATTGGCAATCACCCACATCGCCGGTCACCTTGGCAGAGTTGCCTGCCTCAGTCGCACATCGTGTCGCCCAGGCTTGCGTGGCGATCATGCCCAAGGCTGCATCGCCACTAACTACAGGAGGCGTCTTGCAGTCGCCGCCGCCACTGGCGGTATTGCCATTGCCCTCGCCTTGCTCACCATTGCCATTGCTGCCGCCAGTGCCGGGGCCAGAACCATCACCGGGCGTCGGCTGGTTGCCGTTTGGCGTGCCTTGGTTGTTGAAATTCTGAGTGTTCGTGGTACTGCCGGTGTTGTTGTTGGTCACGCTGGTAGATGGGCCACTCGGCTTCCAGTCTTCACCTGGGCGATTAGAAGGCGCATTGGGAGGCGTGTTCGGCGCACTGATGCTGGCCGCCTCAGTGCGAGGGTTGTTCGTGGCCGTGTGCCCCTTCTGGTTCGCCGTGTCGCTCGCGCACGTGCGGAAACCGCTGGCGGTGCTGATGCACGTCTTGTCCTGAGACTTGCACACTGTGTAGTTGCCAGCTTGGTGGCAGTATTCGTCCTTCTTTTCCGGCTTGGGCTGGGTATCGGTGATGCTGCACACACCCCCCGTAGCCTTCCACGTGCCGGATCGAATAGCGATGGCGTTGGGGTTGCCATTCTCACGCAATGAGAAGTTCGTGCCGGGGTCCAAATTTGGCTGAACCTTACAGCCGTTATCGCAGACACCGCCGCTATAGAGCGTGCCATTGATCATCCCGGCCTGACCATCTGCGCGTTGTGCGCATGTTCCAACATAGGGAAAGTAGCGCTCCGGCGAGCAATCAATCCAGGCGCCCGCCGTGCTGCTGGGATGCATGAATGTGCACCGATACGCAGACCCATCCTTGTCGCAACGCGTACTAGCGCCCGGATAGCCAGCCAGCGTTTTTCCGATCTGTGCCTGGCACTTCGCATATGCCTCGCCCTGATCAACCGCAGCAGCGGTGCCTGGCATCAGCAACATCGCTAGCACAACGGCGCAAGCTCCGATCAGGTATCGAATGCCAGCCATAGCGCCCCCAGTACAGCCACTATCACGAAATAGCCCATACGGACCCCCAAAAAAGTAGGGGCGACGTGCGCCCCTACTTGGCCTGCTTGATGTTCCCCCACAGCAGAAACAGCCCCTTCACCGCTGCAAGGACCGAGAGGATTCCCGCGATGACCTCAGCGGCCGTCGCGAGATACCCCATGATGGCTACGACAACGGGCATGACACCCGCTCCTGCTTACTTGGCGCGCTTGATCATCGACCACAGCAGGAACAGGCCCAGCACACCGGCCAGCACGACCAGAATGCCGCTGACGCTGGACTTGCCGTTGGTGATTTCGGCAGTGATGGCCTCAGCCGGACCGCCACTGGCGAGGGCTGCGCCGCTCGCGATCATGGCGGTGGCGCCAGTGACGGCCTTACCTGCGGTGGAACGGGCGAACGACACAACGTTGCTGGCGATCTTGTTCATCTTCATGGTTGTACTCTCTGAGGTTGGTTAGAACCGCTCACGGGACACACGGGCGAACTGTCTGAAAACGACGCCCAGTGCCCAGCAGGCCGCGATAGCGAATGCGACTTGCGTACCCTCAGCCAGCGTGAGCGGTGGCAGGACTGGCTGAGGGTTTTCGATCCAGACCGGCACAGCGCAGACGCCATCGGTGCCGATGTTCTGGACCGCGCACGACTGGATGTAGACCGGGTCTGGCATGGGTCAGGCCTTCGCTGCGGCCGGGCCCGGTGCGGGCGACGGCGTCAGCAGGCGAATGCGACGGCCGAAATCGAGACCGCCATACTTGTTGCTTTCCAGTGAGGTCGGACACAGCTCATAGGTACCGACCTTGTAGGGCTCCTGAAGCTCGTCCAGCGTCAGCTTGAACGGCAACGGGAAGTCGCCGGGACGCTCGATGGCAGCTTTCTGCTCGCGGAAATGGACCGCAGCCCTGCCGTCCCGCGCTGGGAACGAACGGGATTCAACATGTTCACTCATGATCTGAACTTTCATAGTGGGATTACCTTCCAAGCGATAGTCCGGCCGAATGCGAATGTGACTTTCCACGGGGACGGCCAGAAAACCCCGGTAAGCCTGTCGAACCACCCGCCCTTGGTCTTGCGGATGTCTGCATCACCACCGAGTGCCTCACGGGCTTCTTTCGGTGCTTTCCACCAACGCAGTTCGCGCCTGGACTCTTCATTGAGTCCACCGACGCCACTGGTTCGGAATCCTTTCGGGAATGCGCCTGCCACGACGCTGGTGAACTTGCTGGCGTACTTCGCGAGATAGCCGACGCAGTTGCGGGCTTTTTCGATTTGGCTCGAGCCGTGCGGCCACCAACCACGCTGATCGACCTTCCCGAAGTACATGCCCTTTGGCACCCAAACCATCACGTGATAGTGCGGGCGCAGTCGCTGAGTGAGTTCACCGACCCAGACGTAACGGAACACTTCACCATTCCACCGTGCTCGCCGATCTCGAGTGCGATTGAAGTAGCCGCGCATGCGTTTAAGTAGCTCGCTAACGTCACGAGGGCTGCTATCGCTTCCGTCTCGGTAGGTGAGCGTGAGGAAATACCACGCGCCACGGCGCGAACCTTTTTGCGCCTCTTGGTCATGAAGCCGTGCTCCGGTAATGACGGACTTTCGCAGCCGGTGCGCCTTCGCCAGAAGGGGATCAATTTCGATGGTGACCCGGCCAAGACGGACCGGCGTGTCACTTGTTTTGTAATAGACAAGCCCAAGGGCGTCGGCCGCTGCGCGGCCGTCGCCCTTAAGCAGTTCCCCGACGCGGAAATACTCTTGCAGCGACGTACCAGAAGCACGCTGCGCACGACGCATATCCTCGTTGGCGATTTCCACGCTGCGCTGCCCTGCCCTGTCCATAGCGAGGGACAGGTCGAATGCCCGCAACTCTGCTGAGCGCGGGTCAACAGGTGTCGGCGGGATTTCAATGCGACCGTCGGACTCGGTGCATTCAAAGCAGCACCCACCCTTAAACAGGTAGGTGGCGACGTTGCCGCAGAAGGCGCATTGCAGATGCTGGACGGCGCTCATTCTTGCGGCTCCTGAATCAAACAGATGCAGGTACGTCGGCAATAGCAATGGCCCGGACTACACGCGGGCAAACAGAAGAACCAACGGTAGAGACGGTCGAGGAAGGAACTCATTTCTTGCGTCCTTCCAAGCCCATTGACCATCCGATGAAAACGACGACGACAATCCAGCCCGCCACAATCGAGGCCCAAACCATGAGATCGCTCATTGCCCGCCCTCGCGGTCGTCGGAAATGCAAACGACGATGCAAGCGCCCAGAACAAATAGGCCGAATGCGATCACGCTGATGCGCAGGACCAGATCGCATAGATCAACCATGACGCACCTCGTGTTCGTCACTCAGCGCAAACTGGGCGGCACGTGCCATGTCAAGCGCCAGCGCATGAGCATCACGACGGTTAGCGCATGCAATTGCGTCAAGGCAACGACCATCAACGCGTACAGACGCGATGTAGACCATGACCTGATGCGGTCCGAAGCCGCGCGCAACCATCGGCTCAACCGACCACTGAACCCGATCAGCCATGACGCACCTCGGCGCGTACCTGGGCGATGGCACAGGCGGCGTACACCTGCTGCAAAAGAACTCGGGTCTGCTCTTGCTCGTGCCGGGCAATCACCCATGAGCCGATGCGAACAATGCCGACACTGATGCACACGACGGCCAGAACGATGATGAGGAACGCGTTGTCCATGCCCTACCCCGCCCCCAAGCCCCTACCCCAAGGGAACCCGCCAGCGGCCTTGGGGTGCCGGTAGCGGGTGTCACCAATCTGGTGACGGGGCGCAGTGTATGCTTCTAGGTGACAACTCTGTCAACAGGTTGGTGACATGATTACGCTAAATAAAATCCTTGACAGTGCGCGCAAATCGTGCTCGCGGGATAGCGATGCAGCTGTGGCCGAGGCCCTGAAAGTCTCTCGGCAAACCGTGATGCAGTGGCGCTCTGGCGCGCGGCGCATCACCGATGAGCATCTGATGGCGGCAATCGAACTTGGACGCCTTGACCCTGCACTTGCAGTGCTGGTGCGTCAGGAAATGGCTGAAACAAAGGCCGAAAAGAAGGCATGGAGCACGCTGTGGGACAGGCTAAGCGCGGCGGCGGCAGTGCTGGTGCTGGTAGTGGTCGCAATGCCAGGCGTCGCTCGCGCAAAGTCCTTTGAAATCAAGGGCATGGAAGCAGGCAATGCCGCAGTCTGTATATTATGTTCAGATCATCTTGGGGTGGCTGGCACGTCTCTTGCCGCTTCCCCGGCACCTACTCTGGCATGGAGCCTGATCGTGCGTGATCGGAAACTGACCGGCCCTTGGGCCGGTTTTTCGTTTAAGGGTGGCCGACTGGTCACGCCCGAGGGCCGCGAGCTGGAACCGCAAGATCTGGCCTGGCTGTCGCTCACCGCTGCGCAAGCGCAGGAATGGCGTCGGATGATGGAGAGCGGCCGCGCGACCGGCAAGCCCCGGAAACCATTGTCCTTCAACGCCGCCAGCGTGGTGAACCTCTCCGATGCCTTGGCACAGCGCCGGAAAAAGCGGTCGTCGGTCGCGATTGCTGGCCCCGACGCCGAGCCGCCCGCAGCAGTCCTGCCGGTACCGGGGCCGAAACGCCGCCAGCGCGTGTGAGGCGTCTCCCGTAGGGGCGCCGCCCCTACACCCCGGCTACAATGCGCGCAGGACGCCTTGGGGGCCGTATGGAACGCGAACGACACGAACCGACCTTCGGAAAGCCTGACCTGCACGACGTGCATTTTCGCAATGACCGCTCACGGCCGATCCGGCAAACCGAGCCGACATCACCGTGGATTTACATGGGCGTTGGCGCTGCCCTGCTGATCGCGATCGCGATGGGCCTTATCGAATGGAATGCCCGCCGACAAGCCGCCGCTATGACGCGCGAACTAACGCGTCCGATGACTGCCAAGGAAGAGGCGCAATTCAAGGCAGACATGCAGAAGTTTGATCAAGAGTTCAGGGCGGCCATGCAGCAAGCGGCGCCGCAACCACGCGTGATTACCCTGCCCGTCGCAGATCCCGCTCCACAGCCGCTTAGACCTGGGGAACGCTGCATTCAGGGGCGCAGATTCCAGCGCATTGAGGGTGGATGGCGAGATCGTCCCAACGACCCATGCTGACGCAGAGTTAGGACCGCTCGCTCTTGTGCTGACGGTCGAACGCCCGGTCCATCCATCGGGCAATCCAGTAGTGAATGTCGAGGTATCGGCGCAGGCTCATGGCCGCAGTATAGGCGCCAGCAGCCCAATGCACGCAAGGTGCGCGACGTAGTACCCGTAGAACGCCCACCGCCCGCGCGGGAGCGGCCACGCCGTATGGGATAGCCCCACGGCCACGGGAATGGCCGCCAGCGCCCACAGGTTGCCATTGAAGGCGCATAGAGGCGCGAACGCGGCCAAGGTCAACAGCGGCCGCCCTGTGCGGAATCCCAGCCATGCCAGCAACACGAACCCTACCCCGGCCCATTGATAATCCACGACCAACGGCAGCACTCCCGCGGCCATCACAACCACCGAACTTTCGCGCCGCTCAACCGCATAGATCACCAATGCAGAAAGCGAGAAGGTAAGCAGGATGTTGAGGGGCAACCAGTGACCGAAAGCCAACGCGTGCACCGGCTGCGCGATGACACCCCACAGCGCGAGCCTGCGGACAGACTTATCTACATCCGCACCTGGTTGAGCGAGGTTGTAGGCCATTACCAGTGCGAACAGCGGGAAGGCCACCCGCCCCGCTTCGCTGAGTCCAGGCACGTACCCGCCATAGATCACCTTGGCAACGTGATCCCCGGTCATGAGGATCACGGCCAACCACTTCAGCACTTCGCGCGCACTGCTGCTCACAGTTTGTTCGGCCCCGGCGCCGTGGTCATATAGGAATCAGATCGATAGGACGGCGACTCTGGAAACGTGCCCATGGAACGTTCAACGTGCTGGGCAACACCCCCGACACGTCCCGTTGCTGCACTCGGCCGAGATCCATCGAGATCCTCAACACGCTGGGCGCTGCGCTCTTCTGAACGCTCCCGATAGGGGTTATAGACCGGCCCGTTCCGAGCCAGCGTGCGGCATTCTGGCTGACTGAGTTCGTATGCAGTTCCCTGCTCCGTCAAGCACCGACAACTGGCCTCCTGACGAACCCCCTGAGCGTCCAGCCCCTCCAACGACGACATGCATACCAACTGCGGATCCGAACGCGCTTGCCGCTCATCAAAGACCGGCGCTGTCCAAGGCATGGTACTGATGCGCGGCAGGTGATCCTTGGCATATGCAGCGGCAGTCGGCCAACGCGGCGCATCTTCCTTGGCTCCCGCTGGACGGAAGGGCGAAGGGGCCGCATCGGCTGACGCCGATTGCGTCCCCTCTTTCCCCTCGCCACCGGCGAAGCTGGAGGGACGAAGCGACGTGTATGCCAGATAGGCGAAAACGATGGCAGCAACCGCCAGCACCGGCAACAGCATCACCTTGAAGGGAATGCGGGCCTTGATCGTGTGTACCTCAGCAGACTTGTACTGACCGAAGACCTGCGAGGGCAGCAACCGGGTCGTGCGCTGCGCCATGTCGCGCTTCGCCAGCGACTTGATTTCTTCGTTCAACTCGCCCCAGCGATAGACGTCGAGCATCTTTGTGCCGAAACGACGAACCACGTGCGCGTGTGATCCGATCAGGCCGCGAACAAACGGATACAGCTGGTTCGGCTGCTGCGTGGTCCATACGAAGTCCAGGCCACGATGGCGATGCTCAGCCAGCTCGAGAACATGGCGCGGCGTCTGCTGGCGGGTCGCGTCATGAAGGTGCCCGAACCACTTCCACGCCTCATCGACAAAGATCAGCGACCCATCTGGGACGATGTAGTTCCCCTCTGCGTCCTTGTTATTCCAGTGGCGCGGATCATCCAGAAGAGTCGCAAGGCCGGGGTCAAGTCCATCGATCCCAGCAGCGAATATCGGCCGGCTAGCCGCTTTTGCTTCGGCGACAAGGCGCTCCATCATCAGCGCTGTTTTTCCATTTCCCGGCTGACCGGTGAACAGTTCGATAGGCATGTCAAGTCCGCTTCGTCAGGAACGTTTTTGCAGCACCCACGGCGAACTTCGCGGTAGCCGCCGAGGCGATCATGGTGCAGGCCACGTCGAACTTCATGAGTCCCGCGTAAGCAACGACTAGTGCGCCGAACTCACCGCCGGGCGCACCTGCGCGCATCGCCTGTTCCATCTGATCAATCCAAGGCTGAACCAAGAATTCGTTAGTCGCCCAGGAAAGCCCCAGCCACACCATGGCCTCAGCAACCCATGGGCCCCACTTGGAGCGGAACAGTGCTGCAAGCGCGGTCAGCAGCGTGCTGATGAGCATTGGCATGGTCAGGCGTCCCTAGATGCGATGATGCGGAGCGAGGCCAGAGCGGCAAGCCCCATTACGAAGTAGCTACCGAGAATCAGCCAGTTGCAGAGCGGTGCTGTATTGATCTGGATGGTATTTCCGAACACTTCGAAGCTGGGCGGCTGCGGGCAGGTACGCCCCCAGCCGTATCCGCCCGTGTCAGGCTTTACTGGCGTGCCGCTACTCGGTGCCCACACGTCAGAGCTAGGCCGATCAGGCGCCGTTGTGACTGCACCACCGGTGCCGGTCAGCGCGTCACGAATGGCCTTGGTGTCCCCGTTCTCGCCACCATTGCCATTGCCCTGCGCCATCTTTTCGAGCGCGCAGGCCGACCGCCACTGCATCAGCAGCGCGGAATACTCCATCGCATCGCACTTATCACCCGTACACACCGGCATCGCAGCGCATGACCCGCCAGCGATGTTGCGGTTCTTGCGGGTGTTGCAGTCGATACGCCATTGAATCCGCGCCTGGCCGCACATGATCGGCGAGCCGCTGCACGAAGGCGGAGCATTGCATTCATCACCACCACTGAACGACTCATCGTCTACAGGGTCGGGCTTGCCGTCATTGTCAGCGTCCTTCTTACAGGTGCCATCGGGTCCGCGCACTTCACCCTTAGCGCATTGACCGTCGCCGGGTAGGCACTTGCCATCGGGAGAACGCACCTGCCCCGCTGGGCACTCGTTGTCCTTCTTCTTGCAGGTCCCGTCCATCTGCTGCGCCATGCCATCCGGGCAGGGTTCCGGCGCGCACTGGCCGAGAGAATTGGGCATGGTGCCGTTACCGCAATTCGATTCCTTCGGCTCGCAGACGCCAACTTGCCTGTTGTAGAAATAACCATCGCCACCGCCCATGGCGGCGTTGCACTCGTCGTCACTGTCGTACTTTTCGCCCGTGCATGTCCGATCTGACTTGGTGGAGCCGTTGACAGTGCCATCTGAGTTGCTGCGCCACGCCACAGTGCAGCCGAGATCACAAGAAAATGAACCACTCTTCGGCTTGTACTGACCGCCAGGAAACGCACCGTTGTATTCCTTGCGATCAGCGCATATAGCGCCATAGACCGTAAAGTGACTTTGATCATTTGCAATGTTGCCCCCCTTAGCACTGAGACAACCGAAGGTAGCGGTATACCTGCGACCTCGTTGGTCATGATCAATGGACAAATCGCGCGGATAAGCACCTGGAGAAAGCGCGCTGCAGTGCGCGCCCGGCATCCCCTGCAATGCTTGATATGCCACCCCTTGATCACATGCTGGATTCGTTGAAAGCTGACACTGCGTAACGGGGTGCGCGTGCAGATTATGCGGCCATGCGACGATTCCAAAGACGCCCAATACGCACCATAGAAGCGTCTTGTACATCAGTTGAAGTCCACGAAGATGATCGCGCAGGCCACCAACCATGCGCACAGCCAGATCCACCCTTCCATCCCAAGCCCCCTGCCCTGTCCAGGCCGTTAGAAGACCGGGGGGAGGGAGTCGGCCCTGCCCCCCGGTTGCCGTTACATCGCGCGGCGCACCCACTTGTAGACCTTGATGCCGACCAGCACCAACAGCACAGCAGCGCCGATCTGACCGATAGGACCAAGCGCCGCGTTGATGGCCGAAACCACCGCGCCCACGTCCACGCCGGTACCACCCGAGGCAAACGCCGGGGTGGATGCAACCGCAGCGGTACCGACAGCAGCCAGCGCGGAACCCTTGCCCTTCAGGGCCTTCAACATCTTCTGCATGTGTCCTCCTAGGACTGTTCGATTTTTTTGCGAATGAGCCGGAACACGTACGCAACAGCCCACAGAAGCGCGATCTTTGCGCCGATGGCCTGTGCATCCTCAATCGGCAGTTCCGGCAGCAGTGCCGGCTGAGGAATCCAGATCACAGCCGTGCAGGTCCCCGCGGCCGTGTCCAGGTCGGCTTCGCGGCACGCGGGGATCAGCACGGCCATGGCTTACGGCTTCGCCGGTGCGGCTGCGGCCTTCGCCTGCAGCGGAACGAGGTCCACGTAACGCTTCAGGATCAGATCGCCGAAGGGGCCCAGCGCGAACGAGCTGGGATCGATGTCGTACTCACCAGCCGGATACGCCGGACGCTGGCCGAGGCCAACACGGAACGGCAGCTCGAAGCCGTTGCCCAGGTCGAGACCGACCATCTGGGAACGGATGATGTTGTTGGTTTTCTGGTTGCGCTGTTCATCGACAGCAGCAGACTTCACGCGGCAGATAGGCATAGTTCTTCTCTCACATAGCGATGGAGTGGTTCACCCTTGGCAATACCGCGAAACCGTCCGGGGTGACCGTCACGGAGGATGCGGCTCTCTGCGAAGTCGGCCCATGAATCGCCGAGCGCTCCGCGAAGAACGTTGAGGAAAGGCCCTACCTGTCGATGCGCCCACTCGATACCGGCTTCGACAGAGGTTTCCACTTGCTTTTGCAGCGTGCGCAGTCGCGTGCACACGCCCGTAATGAGGTTCTGCAGGGCGCTGTAGGAGCCGCGCAGGTAAGCGCCGGGGTTCAGCAGCACATCTAACGGGATTTCCATGTGCTTGCCGTACAAGCGCACTTCTGCGCGCACCCAACGCGAAGACGGCAGGCCCTCGGCCTTGCCCTTCTCGTACACGCACAGCTCCTTGTGGCCTTTGCCGCCGACGTACAGCGTGCAGCCGGTGTTGTGGCCTTCATCGGAAATAAAGCGGTGACGCGGCGGGCAACCGCCTTCGGTGAAACCGCCCTTAGCGGCAACCTCGCGGAGAGCATGCACGTCCAGGCGTTCGCCTTCGTAGTCATCGTGCGCGCAGTCAATGCGGGTGATCTTCCCATCAAGCATGGAAAGCTGCTTGTAGATGCGGGCGCGGTCACGAATCCACTTGCAGCCCATGCCGGTAAGACTGATGCACACGGTGTTCTTCTTACCGCCAATGCCTACGCGGCCAACGACTTCGTTTTCCCGGTCGATCAACACCGCCGACTGTTCGTAGAAGTTCCAGCTCTTCTCGCGAATCGCGCCGGCAACGACTTCGCCACGGAAGCCGAAAATGCGGAACAGCAAGAGGTCCAGCTTCTTGCAGTTGACTTCTTCAAGGGCGGAGAGCGGGACCACAAAGGTCAGGTAGTCAATGATTGCGTCTTCCTGACCCTTTTGGCCCGTGTTACTCCCCGGGCCAATCTCCGCCGCCGCCCGCTGCCCCTTTTGACCGGGCGAAAGCGGGGAAAAGCCCCCTGCCCCGCCCTCTACAGCCATCCTGAAACGAGCGCGATCAACGGCCATTCCGCCCCCCGTTGCCGCGCAGGGCGAACACCAGCGACCAGTAGAGGCCGGTAAGCAGCACGCCACCGAGCAGGGCGACAACAAACGGATCGCGCAGGAGTTCAGCCATGACGGCCACCTTGACGGCGTGACTGGTAGTCGACCTCGTCCCGAGCGGTCCAGCCCGTGGCGGCCAGTTCGGCGCGTGCCTGGGCGACGATGGCCGCTTCGCGTGCACTGCGACGGGCAGACTCCCCACGCCGGTCGAGGCACCACGAAACGAGTTTTGCGCTGCCAATCGAAACGGCCACGATGGCCGCCAGCAGCACGAAGGCAATGAACGGATCGATCATCCCTCTCCCCCTGCCCCAAGCCCCCAAGGGAACCCGCCAGCGGCCTTGGGGTGCCGGTGGCGGGGCATCAACTACCAGTTGACGCGGGGCGATATAAACTCACAGTTGATCCCCGTGTCAACTGGTACTCCACATGCGAAGCATCGACCTACTGCTAGACAAGGCCCGCGAGAAGTGCGAACGCCCGTCGGACAGGGCTTTGGCGGAGAAATTGCGCGTGACCGCAAGCGCCGTATCGAAGTGGCGCAAGGGCGGAGTGATCACGGAAATGCACGCAACTGCGCTGGCCGCCATCGCTGGTCTGGATGGCGAGATCGTCGTGCGAGTGATGGAGGAACAGGCCGAGACCCCGGCTCAGCGTAGGGTCTGGCGCTCAGTGCTGGACAGGTTAAGCGCGGCGGCGGCAGTGCTGATGCTGGTAGTGTTCGCAGCACCAGGCGCCGCACGCGCTAAAGCCATTGATTCACAAGGCTTTTCCGGCTCCGGTCAGCCGCATTCTGTATATTATGTTACAGGCAAGATCGCTACCCAAGAAGCCAGAGCCTCCCCAGTCCTCAGATCCCTGACTTCACTCCTGGCCAGCGTCCCCACTCAATCCCCACAGCGTCGATAG